GGCTGCAGCGAGCGTGTGAACGGCCTTGTAGGCATCGTCGTAGCTGGGGGTGCCAGGACGGGGCCTGGCTGAACCGAACATCGCGACAGTTTTAGTCATTTGCAGTTACCGTTAGAATTGAGCTCACAGGTGGATCCATCTTTCTTGACGCCAAGGATCAGGCCACGCTTTTCGATGGTGGCAACGATTTCATTGCTGGTGAACTGGTGGAGGGCCTTCCGGGAAAGGACTTCCTCAACCTCTTCCTGGGTCAGCGTCGGCTCGACTGGGCCAATGGAGGGATCCCAAGCGTCGAACTCGTCCCAGACGGTCCACTCATCGTGCTCGAAGGGCACATTGTCGGTGCCAGCAGCGCCAACAGGACCATCATTGGCGAACCAGCCGTCAACCTCAGTGGTCTGACCGTAATAGTCCACCACGTCTTCGTACTCAGCACGGTACGGAGAACCGACCTCAAGAGACTCGATCTCGCGCTGCAGGTACCAAGCCGCCTTCTTAAGGTCTTCCAGGGTGTTCTGCTTGCGGCCAGCCCTAGAAATATATTTCAAGGCGTTGCCGAGCCTATAGCCCAGTTCCCAGTCCTCAATGACTGCGATGGGTTCGTACTGACGGCCCTCAGCGTAGTGAGATGGATTGTTTACAGGATCATGAGTCATGAGAGTACCTCCAAGTTTCTAGCATCGTAGCAGGTGACGCTGCGGTTACCCCTAGCGAGGCGGACAACGACACGATTCTTAGTCCACTCTATCAGCGACCCCTTCTCCCAGCCGGCGCCGAGAAATACCTTGACCGGGGTCCCCTTTCGCAGAGCGTCTTCGAACTGGATCGGGCCATACATCCGTTCGATCTTTTTCATGACCGACGGCTTGGCCTTGAATTCGCCTGTTTCTTTATTGAAGCGCCCCATCAGCGCCCCATCCGGTGTTGCTCATTCAGAATGATGCATTTGCCGTGCTCATTCCAGACCTTGACAGCCTGTTCCCAGTTCAACCCCTTTGCGATCGTCTTGCGAGCCTTCTGGTCATAGACCTTGAAGGTGCCACTGCGATGGTCGTCAATCCCATTGGTGTTGATGTCGTTTTCGATCGAACGTTGACGGCGTTGAGCCCGTTTCTTTTCTGCTCGTCTTGGCATCAGAGTCCCTCCCTTTCTGCGATATAAGACTTGGGCAGGCTGCCGTTGATACCGGCCACTGCCTTGATAACCTCGGGCAAGTGCTTGTCACTGCTGTTGAGAACCCAAAGGTCTGCCTTCATGCTGTAGCGAAGCATTCCAGAGGCCACCATGTCCCCTAGCACTTCGTCAACCAGCCATTCCAGGCGGGTACGGTCGTCTTCCTCGCCCAGGAAGTCTGAGAAGCCGCTGTACAGCTCTGAGTGGGCGCACATTGGCGTAATGGCACCAACTACTTCATGGCGCTTCACGGCTCCTCTGAAGAGCAGTACGGCCCACACGAAAGGGCGAATATCCGCTGTGGTCAAAGCTGGGGTGTCGTCGTACAGCAAACCCAGCGTGCCAGGGGCTACCTCCGCTTCTTCAATCTGAAATCCAAATGTGCTCATGTTCACCTCCTTGAGGACTGATCACAGCCTAACACAAAGAAAGCCCAGGCGCGGGGCCCAGGCTCTCAAAGTTAACGTTGTGGGCGTCCCCTCATCGCTTAGAACAAGCTTTCATCACTGTTACCGCCATCTCGGCGATCTTCCATAAATGTTACGGAAGCATTTTTGACGTCAAGATACGTCTTTTCATTGTACACTCGCTGAACAAGTTGTCCGCGAACGCAGACCCGATCACCTCTTTCGAGACGCTCGGCGACAATGTCTGCCTGCTTTCCACTGACCTCGCATGTGTAGAACTGGCCAGGACGTTCGTCGCCCTGTTTGACGTAGAAATACTCCTTGTCAACCATGTTGAACTTAGCGATCTTGCCGCCATTGCCGAACTCTCGAACGGTAACAGCTGGCTCACCTTGTTTGCCTGTAACCTTGCCTGCGGTTGTGATTGCGGCCATGTTCGTTTCCTCCTTGAGGTTTTTGTGATCACTTAGACATTCTATCAGCAAGCAGCGCCTGACGGGCCGCTTCTTTTTCCTGCACTTTCGCCTGCATGGTGCGGACGGCCTCGGCGTACTGGGCACTGCAATACTCCCGGCTGAGGCGGAGCTTCGAGGCAGTCGTAGCCAGACGGCCACAGCGGGCACGCAGAAGGACGATATTCTGCACCTTAGGGCGAATGCCACACTCGGCCATCAGATCCTTCAGCTTGAGCACACCAGCGCCCTCAGGAGCCGTGTTGTTGTCGATCAGTGAGTGTTCTTGGCTGATAACGTCGGACAAGAGGGTGTTGTCGTCCTGATCTGTAACGCTGACGTCGATCGAGTAGACATCGAGACCTTGGCGGGCTGAGTTGATCACGTTCTCGCTAATCTTGCCGTTCTTGCTCTTGCTGGGCTTGCCATGACGAGCACGGTAGAGCACCTCACACATAGCGTTCTCAGGAATGTAGATCAGACGATCGCGACTGTTGTGCCAACGGGTGACAGCCTGGTAGACCCAGGGGTGGGCGTAGGTAGCAAAGGCGAAACCACGCTTGGCGTCGTATTTCTCGGCAGCACGACGAAGACCAATATAGCCTTGCTGCAGGAGGTCAGAGGCGACGTCAGACGACATACTGAAGCCCTTGCGCTTGGCCAGGTACTTGCGGACGACGTCAGGGACCAGGCGCAGATTGTGCTGGCAAATCTTGTTCACCACTTTGATATAAGCTTTGCTACCGGGCTCCAGGGTGTCGCGGCGTTTAGCAAGGCGGAGCACCTCCTCCCTGGGAAGGATTGGATAGCGGCCAGCTGCGTTGAGCCAGGATTGAACTAGGTCGAAAGATGCCATAACGAGTCCTCTTCAGGTACTCACCCAATATGGCAATAAAAAACCCCCTTGTCAAGGGGGTAATGATTAGCGTTACTTAAGTTCGCAAAGTTCTCCAGAGAAGAACCTTATGAATGAGTCAAGATCACCACTGTCCGCCGCCTTCGGGACCGTAGGTTTCGTTGAGGTAGCTTGCTCCCTTTTCAAGAACTCCCTTGATGCCTCGGGCAAAGTCTCCTTCGAGCTTTGTCTTGACGACTTCGACGAGGTTGTCGATTGCGACGGTGTGGACGCCTTTCTCAAGGGCGGCTTCGCGAAACGTGGCCTCCGTTACCTCAGAAGTGCCACCAGAATCCGCTGCAGGGGCCTCCTTGGCTGCAGCCGGGGCAGCCTGAGCCTTTTTTACAGTTGGCGCTGCAGGTGGCTTCTCAGCCGTATCAGGTCGATCAGTTCCGACGTAGCCTGATTCGAGTTGGATCTTTGCCCACAGCTCGTAAGCAAGGCCAAAGTGCATAGCAGCAGCCAGGCACATGCCACGACGCTGAGTATCTGTGACGTCCCGTGCAGTGATCTTCTCATAAGGAATTGCGTTGTTGCGGTGATCCATGACTGCCTGAGGCAGGGCCGGTGTGGTGACACCAGTCTCGACATTGACGAAGCGGATCAGCAGGTAAGCGCCGACAGGAGCGCGATGAAGGAGGCTGCCCTCAGCAGATGCGACATAGTCAACCAGCCAGCCCGGTGCGTGGGTACGCAGCAAGTTCATGGTGCGCGACCAGTTGATGTATGCAGCGCTGAATTTGCCTGAGCCGATCTTTTCGACCAGGTCAGTGGTGGCGACGCCTGCGAGGTTGGGGAAAGTCATACGGTTCCTCTGTGAGGTTTACAACCCCAGTCTATCATGCCGCCGACGAGTTATGAACCGGGCTTGCTTGTATTTCTCGTAATCCGCGGGATTATCCCTGATCCAGTGGAACCTGTAGACCTCAAGCTTCCACTTCGGGCCCAGGACACCGCCAAGCATCTTCCAGGCTTCCACGGCCTTGTCCTCATGCCACAGGTACAGCCGACCGAGGGCCTTGCCGTTTTCCTCGTAGTCCTTCCGCAGCTTGGGGCATTTGCTCCATCCAGCTGGTGGCTTCCACCTCCGGGCTCTGCCTGCCATTTCTTCCATTCCTCACGCGATGTATTATTCCGTAGGAATGTATTAGAGTATTATATATAGATGTCTGCGGAAATTTACCCTGGTAAATCACGGGCTTTTACCCTGGTGTTTTACGGGTTTTTACCCCAGGGTGGAGAACCCTGATACAATGAATTTAGCCGCCCCCACCCCATGGAAATCACCAACGAAACCAACCCTACGGTCGACTTCACTCGAATACCAAACGAGGTCATCTTCAACACCGATCTGACTGCCGCGGAGTTCCGCCTCTGGTGCCAACTAGCAGCCCTCCCGAAAGGCGACGAAGCTGCTACCGTTAACACCGTTGACAAGCTGGCCGGCCTGTGCGGTGTAGACCGAGATAGCTGCCGCGACCGTCGGCGCAACCTCAAGGACAAGGGCTTCATCCGCAATGAAGGCAAAGACATCGTTGTCACGATCCCGGACGAGGGATTCAAGCCCAAGGAAGTCAAGCTCACCAAGGAGCAGCAACTGCGCCACGACCTGCGGGAC